GCTGAAGCAATCCCACAGGTACGTTACTAATGAACCCGAAAGAGCGAGCACACAATATTAGACGTATCGCCAATGACGATACATACAAGGAAATGATGGCAGACATTAAACAGTTGCAAACTACTGTATTTTTAGACAGTTCTGCTACCATGGAGCAAATCGAACAGGCGCACCATGTAATCAAGGGCGTCAGTAGGATTGAGGCGTATATTCAGTCGATTCTTGATGAAGAGGCAATATACGACAAAAAGCAGTAAAATATACTGGAGATCAGCACCGTGGAAACGACTGACAACAACGGGCCAATGAGCCTAGAAGATGCGGCCAACCTGATGGTTGAGCCAGAACCAACTGAAGAGACTGAAACTGAAGAGGCAGAGGTTGAGCAACCCGAAGAGGACTCAGCCGGTGAAGTCGAAGACGTAGAAGAATCTGAGGTTGAAGAAGTCGAGGATGATGAGTACGAGGAATCGGACGAATCTGAAGACGACGAGGACGAATACGAAGACGCAGAAGAGGACGATGAGTCTGAAGACCCTGACGTGACGCTCCATACCGTAAAGGTAGACGGAGAAGAAAAACAGGTAAGTCTAGAAGAGCTCAAGCGCGGTTATTCTGGTCAGCAGTACGTCCAGAAGGGAATGCAGGAAGCGGCAGAGGCCAAAAAGCAGGCCGAAGGCGTATATGTTTCCCTGATGCAAGAGCGCCAAAATTTGGCAAACTTGGTACAGCAGGTGCAGTCCGGTGCAAATCTGACTCCGCCAAAAGAACCAGACAGTAGCATGTTTGATGCTGACCCCATTGGTTATATGGAAGCGAAGCTGAAGTATGACAGTGATGTCAAAGCGTACAACGAGCAAATGGGCCAGTTCCAGCAAGTCATGTCACAACAGACAGAGGCTGAAACACGGGCACGCGAGGAGTATGCAAGGCAGGAAGCAGGCAAGCTGGTTGAAATCATCCCTGAATTAGCTGACGCCGGTAAGGCAGGCAAGTTCAAGGAAAACCTTGTTAAGACTGCGACTGATGTATATGGATATACACCAGAAGAAATCGCAGGGATTAGCTCACACCGTGACTTTTTAGTGTTGCGGGATGCTATGAAGTACAGGGAGATGATGAACGGCAAGGAGAAGGTGCAGAAGAAGGTCAAAAAGGCCCGCCCTGCATTGAAGCCCGGTGCTAAGAAAGCTAGTTCCAAGACCAAAGAAGTGCGCCAGCAGAGAGACAGACTGAAGAAGACAGGTAGCATCGAAGATGCACTGTCAATGATCGTTGGAACTTAACTTGAGGATTTAGACATGGCACAGCCAAGCAACACTTTTGACAGCTATGATGCTGTAGGTATCCGGGAAGACCTTTCTGATGTGATCACTATGATCTCACCAGAGGAAACTCCTTTTTATTCAACATGTAAGAAGACCAAAGCAACTAACACTCTTCACGAGTGGCAGACAGACTCTTTGCGCGCATCAGCGTCTAACGCGCACGTAGAGGGTGACGACACAGCGGCAGAAGCTCGCACAGCGACTTCACGTCTGGGTAACTACACTCAGATCTTCAAGAACGCTGTATCTGTTCCTGACACAGACGAAGGTCTGGACAAGGCAGGTCGCGCCAAGGAGATTGGCTATCAGGTACTGAAGGTCGCTAAAGAGCAGAAGCTCGACATCGAAAAGGCATTGTTCGACAACAACGCACGTGAAGCAGGTAACTCTTCTACTGCACGTGAGCTCGCAGGTCTTCCTGCTTGGTTGATCACAAACGTCGATTTCCAGTCTGGCGATAGCGGTGCTAACCCAACTGGCGATGGTACTGACGCACGTACAGATGACGGTACTCCTACTGCATTCTCACAGACTAAGTTTGACAACGTCATGCAGTCTATCTGGGAAGAAGGCGGAAACCCTGATGTATGTTATTTGTCAGCATTCCAGATGAACAAGGCGCTTGGATTTGTTGGTAACAACAACCAGCGTTCAACCATCGGTGCATCAGACGGTGAAGTAGCAAACCTGCTCAACGTTTACATGACTCCATGGGGTAACGTCGAGTTCATCCCAACACGTGAGAACCGTGCACGTGACGTGTTCATTGTTCAGAATGACATGATGGAAGTTGCTGTATTGCGTCCAACCAAGAACACTCAATTGGCTAAGACAGGTGATTCTACTCGCCGTCAGGTGGTCACTGAGTTGACTCTTGTGGTCCGCAACGAGGCCTCTTCAGGCATCATCGCTGACAACACGACTTCCTAAGTGAAGTGACGAAGGAGGGGGCTACGGCCCCCTTCTGTTATACGGGGTGAGAAATGAAGTACAAGGTAGTTTCAAGCGTTCTGTTTGTAGCCGGTCGGCGGTATGTCCGCGGTGATGTTGTAGAAATAGCAGACGCTACTCAATTCGGTGTTCGCGTAGAGCCATACGTCGAACCAAAATCACCAAAGCCAGTGCGTCGAGCACGAGCTAGAAAGGTAGAGGTGTCCGATGAAGATCGGTGAAAAATTTCACTTTGATGATGCGACAAAGAAAATCATCCATCAAAAAGTCCACGATTTTACCCACGCTGAGAAGTACGCAAAGGCCGCCACACAGACGACTGGCGGTATCGCGGGCGAGAGTCGCCTGATTGGTACGATTCCACGTGCACTGGTAACTGAGTGGCTGAAAGAGGCAGGCGTTTCGTGGGACGACACAGAGGCCAGACAAGAGGTCGTGAAGCGCAAAATACTATCCGGTGACTTTGACAAGTTCCGCGTCTGGAAGGGGACGTACTAATGGACCTGATGCTTTGGAATATCGTACTCACGGCAGGTTTTGGATTGATTTCTTGGTTTGCCAAAGTGATGTGGGAAGAACAGCAACGCCTGTCCATTTTGTTGAACCGCACCAGAGAAGAGGTCGCCAAAGAGTATGTGACCAAGGCAGAGGTCCACGCGGACATTAATCGCGTCATGGATCGGCTGGACGCACTAGACCACAAGCTCGACAGGTTCCTAGAAAACAGGACCGTGTCGTGATATTTGAGGCCGTAGCGGCCATCAAGATTGCGAACGAGGCCATCGGTGCTATCAAGGAGTTTGCGGGTCACGTCGAATCTGTAGGGCAGATGGGGAAGGATCTGACCAAGCTCGCAGATGCCAAGGAAGAACTAGAGAAGTCAGCCAAGGATGGCGACATGGACGCCTTTTGGGCTCTTGAGGACATCAAGAAACACGAGGCTGAAGTAAAGAACATGTTTATCTACAACGGCAGGCCCGGCCTTTGGGATGACTACTGCAAGTTTGTAGAGAACCGCAAGCAAATGCGGCAGAATGCCAAGAAGCGTGAGGCGCAGAAGAAGGCCAGACGCAAGAGAGCTATTAAGGATGCCATGATCGTGACAGCGGGGCTGATTGGCGGAGCCACATTGATCGGTGTGGCAGGACTAATACTGTATTGGTTGATACAAGCAAAGGGACGTTAATGGCTATTAAGTATCGCGGTGAGACTTTCAGCGGCTACAACAAGCCTAAACGCACACCGGGTGCGTCAAAGAAGTTTGCTGTGCTTGCTAAAAAGGGTGATGACGTGAAGTTGGTCAGGTTTGGTGATCCAGACATGAAGATCAAGAAATCGAACCCAGAGCGCAAGAAATCATATTGTGCCCGGTCGGGCGGAATCAAAGGTGCCAATGATAAGTTCAGTGCGAACTATTGGAGCCGTAAACAGTGGAAATGCTGACGTGTACGCAGTAAAGGCAGAGATCGCTGACTGGTCGCAACAGGTTTTAGAGGTTTCTTGTGATGCGTATGGCGGATTACCGCCCTGTCCCTTTGCACGTAAGGCGTGGGCAGATTGTTTGGTGACTGTTGAGGTCGCAAATGACATGTCTGAGGTTTTGGTGAATGCATATTGCAATGATCCAGACACTGAACATGTGGTGGTGTACGCATTGATCGACTCAGGCGGTTTGACTGTTGAGGAATTTGACAAGGCGATTGACGAGTTCAACGCGAAGAATACCGGGTTGTGGATGATGGGCTCACACCATGACGCACCGGACAATGAATTGATGCCAGATTTTGAGTCTGAGACTGGCGTGGATTATGGATTGGTTTTGGTACAATCATTAAAGCATCTTGTTGTTGCGTCTAATAAATTACGTAACACGAGTTACTACGAAAACTTTGGTTCAGAAGATATGGCGTATATCGAGCGCCGAAAGGAGAAAAGCATATGCGTGGAATGAAGCGTGGAATGAAGAGCAAGGCTAAAAGCACTTCTAAAAGCAAGTCTAAGAGTGGAATCCCATGTAGCCGGTGTCCATCACCGTCATCATGCAAGCGGACAGGTAAGTGCTTGGCCAAGGCAATGTCTTAATGGCGGAGAAGAAGAGCAAGAGCAAGAGCAAGAAGAGTCCTGAGCCTAAAAACAAGACTCTTTACGCTCGCGTGAAGGCTGAAGCAAAGCGTAAGTTTGATACTTACCCATCAGCCTATGCCAATGCATGGCTGGTGCGTGAGTACAAAAAGCGTGGAGGCACTTACAAATGAGCCTGACTAAGTGGTTCAAAGAGGACTGGGTCCGCATCGGATCTGATGGCCGTATTCTTGGACCGTGTGGTAAGAAGGAAGCACAGGACAACCCAGCCCGGTGTTTGCCAAAGGCTAAGGCCCAGTCACTGTCCAAGGCAGAGCGTGCCGCGACTGCTCGCAAGAAAAAGTCGGCAGGCAAGAAGGGCAAGACCGTAGTATCTAATACCAAAAAGGCCAAAGTGAAGAGCAAAAAGTGAAGACATTACAATCGGATAGCAAGTACAATGTAGCCGACTTGGACGGTGATGGGATCGTGACTGACGAGGAGATGGCCCGGCATGCTGAGTTTATTCGATTGGAAAATGAAGACGCCAAGGAAGATGCACAGCGCCGCATGGCTTGGTTTGCGCTATCTGGCATGCTTCTCTATCCTTTTGCCGTGGTTATCAGCGCTGGTTTCGGTCTTGATTCTGCATCCACTATTCTTGGCGATATGGCTCCCACTTATTTTGTTAGCACAGCAGGTCTGACAGCGGCCTTTTTTGGTGCCCAAGCATGGTCAAAAGGAAAGTAAGGCTCTGTCACTATACCGTAAAGAACGGTAATTACATTACCGACTGCGGCATGCATTACACTAAGCGCCCCCTGCAAAGGTGCGACAGGTGCGGCAGAAAACCACAGGAGGCAAGTCATGCCACTGACAGCCAAGGGCCGGAAGATCATGCAAGAGATGATCGATGAGTACGGCAGAGAGAAGGGCACATCCATGTTTTATGCCATGGAAAAATCAGGCAAGATCAAGGGCGTTGCCAAGAGAAAGAAGTCAAGGTAGGAATTTGACATGTTAAACCTACTGATCGGACCCGCAGTTGAACTGGCGAAAGACTTCATCAAGGGCAAGGCCGAAGAGAAAAAGGCCATTCAACAACGCAAGATCCAAGCAATCCAAAACGACTCTGACTGGGAATCAAAGATGGCAGAAGCATCTGGGTCCAGTTGGAAGGACGAATATCTCACCATCATCCTTACCCTGCCTCTGATCGCTGTAGGCTACGCTGTGGCCACTGGTGACACGTCTGTGATTGATCGGGTCAACCAAGGTTTTGCGGCTCTCAGTGAGCTCCCTGAGTGGTATCAGTACCTATTGTTTTTAGCATGCTCTGCCGCCTTTGGTATCAAGTCGGCAGACAAGATCATGAAGTTAAGGAAAAAGAATTGAGGTTTGATGATATGGATATAGAGGCACTGAAGGACCAACTGATATTACACGAAGGACTGAAGTTGGAGCCTTACCGGTGTACGGCTGGCAAGCTCACAATCGGTGTCGGTCGCAATATCGAGGATATTGGTATCACAGAGGACGAAGCACGCTACCTGTTGGATGGCGACATACTGCGTGTGTCCGAAGAACTAGACAATGCAATTGCATGGTGGCGGAACCTGTCAGAGGTGCGTCAGCGTGTGATCTTGGACATGGCGTTTAACTTGGGCACGCCAACACTGATGAAGTTTGAGAAGACCCTTGGGTATATACAATCAGAAGACTACGAAACAGCCGCAAGCGAAATGCTCGATAGTCGATGGGCCCGTCAGGTGGGTCAACGTGCGGAGAGGCTGTCAAAGGCTATGGCCACAGATGAATTGACAATTCAATGAGGGGATTATGTCAGTCGATCCAAAACTTTTGGAGTTCTGTAAGACAGAGCGCCAGACACAAATCGTACAAGCGGTAATTGACCACGGTAGCCAAAGAGCCGCCGCAACAGCATTAGACTGTGCAAGAGGCACAGTCAGTAATTTGCTAACAATCGTGAGGCGCACGGCTGAAAGCCGCGGTTACTCACCAGAACACGATCTGACCCATGTGTTGCCTGAAAGCCTAATGCTCAAGGGCACATCTACCCTGTACCATCAAGAAAAAGGTCAGGTACTGCAATGGGTTAAGACCAAGGCCGACGAAGAAGAACAGGCCAGAATCATACTAGAGGGGATACGCGATGCGCTTGAAGAGTACCGGGGCAAGTCTGAACCGATTGAGCATATGGGGTACGACACAGATGACGTTCTCCACACACTTGTTATGGGCGATCCTCACTTTGGAATGCTCTCGCATAAAGACGAAACTAAGATTGATGACTTTGATTCAGAGATTGCATACAACATCATGCAGAGTGCTGTGGACTATCTGGTACAAGGCGCTCCTGCGAGCCGGGAAGCTCTTTTCATAAACGTAGGCGATGCCCTGCACACCGACGACTCCACCAACCGCACACGGAGATCTGGCGCACAGCTAGACGTGGCGAGCCGGTACTACCGAATCATCAAAGTATTTGTATGGTCTATGAT